ATTGATTTTATACCTATTAATTTTAAGACTTATACTCGTTGGCATGATGTACTTTGTTTTCTTCGTGATGATTTTGAAAGACACCAGGTTCGTGAGGCAGCCTTGGTTGCTAGTAAAGTAAGTAGAGGTTATTGTAGTAAAGGTTTAAAGTTGCCACACCCACCAGATAGTCCATGTATGTGTGATTTGAGTGCTCAAGGTAATGATACGGGTGAATGTTCAGCTGATATTGGTTATCTTTTTGAAAATATGACGTTTTTTGAGTGTGAAACTCAATTAGCTACTAGAGATATTTGTTGGTTATTTGTTATTGGCTTTGTTTCAACTATGTTTTATTTGAGTTGGGATAGCAGACCAAAGTTCGAATATTTGACTAGTAAGTTGAGTGCCTTTTATAAATTAAATTTACGAGAAACCGCTTCAAATGTTTATTCTAAAGTAGCTGATTGTATTAGTCCGTGGGAATTTCTTCATGATGATTATACGAATGAGGAATGTGAAGAATTGTATACACCGAGATATCGTAGAATGACCGCCACAGAATTAGAGAGTAGAGGACGAGTTATTTCAAAGTGGATACCTTTACCAGATTTGGCTAAGGATCCTTCTTGGGATATAGACGATTTACAGACTGAAACTGACGTTAGAAGAGTTTATGAAGCTGGATTTATACTTCAAAGACCTTATATACCAAAATCTCAACGTAAATATAAACCAAAGGTTAGATGGACGGTTACTGGATTTTATTTAGCTATGTTTTCAGTAATGATACCAAGACATTGGCATAAGTTTCACAGTAGTTTCTTTGGAATTTATCGACGATGGCAAGCTTATTTGTTTCTATTAAATGTGATAGGATACCTAGTTACCCCTTTTGGTTTTTTATCTATTATATTAGATTTGACTAGTATTTGGTTTTTAGTATTTACTACAGCGATGAAAGAACGTTTAATTTATAAACCTTCAATTTATAGCACTATAATAACTTCGTTAAATGTAGTTCTTATGGGTTTTAGATTGGGTGGTATGGTTAGTATGGTTATGTATCCTGGTTTGTTCTATTATGGTGCCCCTGTATTTTTACATGTAAGAGCTTTTATCAATGTTTATTTTTACTCATTAAGATGGAAGTTCGAAAAGAGTATGATATCTAGAGGTCTATCTAAATATGTACCTAATGGTTTACGAGCTCATCCTGAATTTTTGGTAGGTGCAGTTATTGGTATTTACGCATTAGCTAAGGTAACACAAAGATTTAAAGAAACTGTTTTCTTGTATAACCGTGCAGCTGAAGTGCAAGGTACGATACATGGTAAACTCATACCTGAACCAGATAATGATCTAAATATGCCTACGGTCAGAACTAAATCTTCGAATTTTAGATTTTCTTCAAAGATAGCTAAATTAGAAGGTTTAATTAGTCGTCATGCAGGACCAGGAAGAAATATTCAGATGAGATTTATATTCGTATCTTCTACTATTATACTAGTCCCGAATCATTTTCTTAGAAAAGATCCTTTAGTGCCTTATAATGTACCAGATATTAAAGAAGGTGATTTGATTACTCTTGAGTACGGTAGTAAGGTTACAACTTTTGGATATTCTGCTAGTGGAGAAAGACGTGTACCTGGTAAAGATTTATCGTTTATGCAAGTTTTAGTAGATGGTGTAGAAGGTGAAACTAGACTCCTTAGAAGAGCTACTAATCCTTCCCCTGATAGCTTAATTATGCAAAATATAACTATTAAGGTGAATAATTTAGTAACCAAACTACCAGTAAAATCTCTTTATGATATTTCTGCAGGTCCAATATTAACATATGATGGTTCTTGTGGACAAGGAGCATACACAACTGATAATCGTTTATATTATGTACATTTGGCGACCTTAGAAAGTTCTAAAACTTCATTAGGTTGTAGAATTAATACTGAAGATTTGGAGGAATTTATTGCTTCACGTTCGATGCTTTGTCAAGGAGTAATAAGATTGATTAATGATACTATTACTGAGAACCATTTTTTGCCTGGTATTGAACAATTGAAGCCAGGAGAATGTACTAAAGCAGATGTAGCACATGTAAAACATGATGTGCATCCATTTGGTAGTTTTCCTTTCTTTGGTAGAGCAGCTCAAACAGGACGTGCAACTATTATGGAGCCAATTTTTGCACATTTTCTACCTGAAAAGTATGTACAGTCTAATTCAGGTCATGCTAAAATGAATGAACAAGGTGAATGGCCAACTATTTATGGTAAACGCCTTGAAGACGCCAAAGATACAGTTACGTATATTGATTGGGAAGTTATGAATCTAGTTATTGAAACTTTAGATGATGTAGATTTTCCAGAATCATATGGTACTGTTAGTTGGGCTCAAGTGTTTGGTGGTGAATCTACGAATTGCTTTATGCGTGGACGTGATACTACTAAGAGTGTAGGGTCATATCCTCGAAGTTTTGGTGTAAATAATGCCAATGCCGTGGTACAATTGAATGAAGAAGAATTTAGTATACATCCGAAGTTACTTGCTGCACTTGAAGAAAGATTAAATTTACTTAAGAGTGGTCAAACATACTATCATTATACCGCAATGACAGTTAAAGATTTTATGATACCATTTTCTAAAAGTCAGACAGGAGGTGGTAGATTGTTTGGAGTTCTAGATTTAGTGGATAATAGTATAGGCAAAAGATATTTTGCTAATTTTATTTCTGCATATTTAGATAATCCTCTTGTGTTTAATTGTTTTGCTGCTATAAATGCTACTGGTGATGATTGGAAGCTTTTGATGTTATATCTCATGTTTGGACTTCCAGGTGATGAAGAAATTCGTTTATTTATGGATTTTGATTATACCTCGTTTGATATTTCACACTTTATTATGAAATTTATTGGAATATATGTTCTTGTTAAACATGCTGATAAATTAAATCATTCTTCTGATCCAGAGTTTAAGCAAGTTTGTGAACTATTACAAAAGTCATTAGCTACTGGTTTTTTAAATGTTGAAGGTGTAGTATATTTTACTAGAAAGATGTTAGATTCTGGTAAATTTGATACTATTGTTTTGAATTCTATTATTAATAAAATTATAATTAGATATGCCTTTTATATGGAATGTAAAGATACTGGTAGACCTTTTCCCACTCCTCAAGCAGTAAAGTCTGGTTTAAGGTTTGCAACTTGTGGAGATGATGTTGCAGCTGGAGTAATTGAAGCTTTTAAATTTTTCACTTCTCTAGCGTTTGCTAATCAAGCTATTAAACTAGGTTATCGAGTAACGTCTGGTGATAAAGTTACCCCTTTAGGCGTATTTAAGTCTATTGATACTATTACTTTTTTGAAAAGATCGTTTGTTAAGACGGCCTTTGGAGTATTAGCCCCTTTAGATAAAAAGTCTATTTATAAAAGTTTGTGTTATCAGTTAGATTCTTCTGTTTCTGATGAAATTCGTAATTTGGGTGCTTTAACAGCAGCCCAACATGAAATGTTTCATCATGGAGAAGAAGCTTTTCGTGAATTTGTAGAGTTATTAAAAGAGAAAGTATTGCCCATTTATCCTAATTTAAGAATTTATTCATATGAACAATTAATGGATAAATTTTTAAGTGGGCAATACACAACCTGGGAAGCCGTCAGTGCCTAAAGGCACTGACGACTTCGACCGGAAAGTCAGATAAACTAGGAGGCGAATAAGGAGTACATGTGTACTCGAGGTGGGGCCCTTAATGCCCATACAAAAACTCTGCAATCAAAATGCAGCTTTATCAATATCTTTCAACTTCTAACTATTTAAATTACAACAATAAACCATTAGTCCTATTGAAATGTGGGGAGCTGGTTCTAGGGGCTTTAGCCCCTTCTGTCCGCGATGACACTAAACTACCTTACGAGGAAAAACTCTGATTCTGATCACTTATAGTCAAAGGCGAATTATAAGAAGCGGAATTAGTTTTAGAAGGGCAACCGAGTCTTAAAACCGAAGTCGAAGATTGGAGATGTCTCGATGGGTTATTATCTCTACTGAATTAAATGATAATATTATTAATAAGGCTGTTACT